ACGAAAGGCAGGGACTCCGGATCCTCTTCCGTTAAACTCCCCCCGCTAATGGGGGACGTAGGGTCCGCTAGTGGAAAGGAGTATATGGCAGCCATTAGGAGCCCTCGTTACCGGTATCATCAAAGGGGTAGACCTCTACGTCTACTGCGGAGGTCCAGCCGGAATCCCGCCGAATAGAGAAGCGGTAGCCGTCCGTAATGGTGGACCGGGTAGAGAAGCTAGCAAAGCCGGACCTCCAAGTCCCATCATAAGCCAAGTAGGCTACCCCACCTAGAACCACTACGATCAAGATGCGTCTAAACGGGCTGTCCGGATCGGTAACGTCAACCACTACCGGAGTGGACGGAGCGATCGGGTTACCCGCAGCCGGAGAGATGAGGGTAACCGTAGGGGCTACCCCAGCCCCTCCTACCCTGCTCATGGCAACGGGTAAGAGTGCCGTTGCGGAGATCGCTTGTTGCGTGTGATCGGCCATTGGTCTAGCTCGCTAGCGGAACGGTTAGGCCGTCCCATTCTACGTTCACATCCCCGATAGAGATCCGGGTAAGACCTTCCCAAGTCTCTCCCTCATTGCGATCAACCCCGTTCCACATAATGAAGTCCGTAATCCCCTTAAAAAAAGGAGATCCGTAAGACGATCTGCGGCTAATGGTAATCGGGATAGCAATATCCTTACCGGCCCCATCTTGCGAGCAATAGTTAGGGAAGTTGCTACCGGCAAGACACCGTTGGATCAATCCAGCAACGCATTGATAGTTAGTCGATCCAGGCTCAAAACAACTCAGCCGGGAATAGACCCCAGTCTGGTTACCTGAATATAGGTTTGCCTCAATCAAGCCGTCTTGTTGGGGATCGCAAAAGAACACACAAGGATTAGTCCCTACGTCCCCCGGCTGTATGGCATGGGTTATGGGAATCATCGCATGAGTCCCGTTGCCATTGGTAAAACTGCCGGAGGCATTGGTCCAGAACCACCAACCATAAGGGGCAGCATCATCCGCTCCCATGTGCAGCACACCTTGTCCGGCCTGGACTAGGTTAGTCACGGGCATAACCTCTTTTTCGTCTACAGCCGTGGGACGGGCCGCGATAGACCCACCGGTAAAGGCTGCGGTTTCCGAGACGAATATGTGCCATTGGCTATCGCTCACAGAGGCCCTAGCGTAAAGGATCTCCCTAGCCCCATCCGGCTGCCGGATAACAAACCAAGACTCAGAGACTCCCGCCACATAATTACCCAAGTCTAGGTAGCCGCTAATGTTGTCCCCAGCCCCTCCTACCGTTCCGTCACTTGATCGCGGAATGGTCCAACCGGGACCACCGGGGCTAGCTGTCCGCATAAAGTCTAGCCATAGATATACGATCTTAAGGGCAGAGTCCGTGGCAGTGTAAGCCGTATTGGGGACGAAACGCATTGTCATTGGAGCTACTCCGCTTTGAGCTTGATAGAGGCCACGTCTGCCCCTGGGGTGTAAGGGGTATCCCCTACCGCGCTAGTCCCCGGGCCGGTGGTTACTCCGGTATGCTTGTGGGTGTTCACAGCTGTAGCGATCTTGGCTAGCTCTGCCATAACCTTTAGGTTCATAGCTACGAAGTCCGCCGCAGCCGGACCTACTTTGACCTCTGGCCCCTTGAGAACCATGGCAGCCGGATCCATCGGTAGAATGGTATCCTTAGGGCCGATGCCTGGATAGGCTACAGGATTGCCAAGAGAGTGGAGCCGGAGATCCCCCGGATCGGATATGTCCCCGGTTTCTCGCCATTGGGCAAAGGCCTGTGTAGAAAAGACTAGCTGCACATAGTCACCCTTAACTAAGGGCCACGTTATGGCATAGGCGTCTGAGGAGCCCCTAGGATAGATGACAGGGACGTTAGGGATAACGGGTAGCTCCTCATGGGTAACCGTCCCTCCCTCATCTAGAATGGCTCTGCGGATGACTGGCAACGCATCCACAACCGGAGGGCCGGGGGAGGTTGTAAACTTCTCAACTCTAGCCGTACAGGACACATTAACGTCTAGAAGTCTAGCGTCTATGGCCCTCCTTATGATCTCTGCTAGCGTGGGTTCTGTCATCCTATCGCCTTAGCCTCTAGGTCAATATACCAATCCGCCCCACCGGTATCCCCGGTATAGATGCACTCCTCTACCCGGTAACGGCCGGAGAGTCTCTCACTCTCTAGCGTGATCGTCCGGCCCGGGAATATCTCCGGGATGAGGAGGGTTTGGCAAGATAGGACTCCCTCGTTATCCACGGAGGGAGAACCGATAAGCCCGGTATTAGGGGTAATGGCTACGTCCAATTGAGCTAGCGCGGCCCCCTTCTGGAGAAGCTGGATCGCTCCGTCTTGTATGCTCCACTCCAGACCAAAGCTTTCCGCTAGCAGAGTCATATTCCGAGACGCAGAGCCGCTTAGCACAGTCCCGGACGGCCAAAGCTTCCCGTTGCTCTTGAACCCTAGGCCGCTAACGATCTCATCCGTGTTACCGGCCCCAACTCCTAGCGCCTTAATGACTTGCTTAAGCACAGCATCATTAGCCGTCCCGGGGGCTATAGCTTGGTTGATCCTCTTGGTCTTGATCTCTTTCTCCCCATCTCCGCTTTGAAGGGTGGTAATGAGATCGGGCCCCTCTCTAACGGTTATGGCGGTCCTTAGGTTCCCAAGGAATAGACGGGCCGTCCCATCCTCATAGCCTGCGTCTATGCTAACCGGGACTTGCTCCGCTTCCTCTAGTTGGGATCGGTGGTCTGGGTTCAGGTTCCAAACCTGGATCTCTGCGGTATTGGGTTCCGGCTTAAGGGTCTTGGTTACGCTAAAGGCTACGTCCAAGGATCCCTCCGGGGAGTCCGTGGTTAGCTCGATAGTGGACACAACCACCCTAGCAGACCGTTTAAACAGGACACCCATTAGAGAGCCTCTACCTCCTCTTGGGTGTAGTAGTAAAACTCTACCCTAGTCCCAAAGTCCTCCAACGTTGGAGGGGCTGGGGCTTCCTCATCGGAGAGATCAAAAGCATACAGCTCCCCGGGAGGCAGCTTGGCTGTTTGGTGTCTGCGAAGCAACGGCCAGTTAGCGGTTACCTTAATCCCAACCTTAATGGCTACGTTGTCTAGGTCGAAGATTGAGAGGTAGAAGCGCTCCTCTCTCAAGGACCAATCCAGCTTTAGAACGTAGTCCGATCCATCCAACCTTACCCGTTGGGTGTAGAGGGGCTCTCCGGTGAATATACGGATTAAGACTGGCATTATAGACCCAATAGGCTAGAGCCCCCGTCCGCTAGCTTAGCTGCCAAGCTCTTAGCCCTAGCTGTAGAATCTGCGGCAGCATCATCCGGGGACTTAGGGGTCTGGTTACCCTTAGCGGAAAGAGGGACCCCGGTTGGAATGGTTGGGACGGGAGGGGCCACTACTACCCCTGTCTCTACTACCCGCAGCTCTCTAAGGTCCAAGTTGAAAGAGGCCCCCTCTGCCTCCCCAACGATCCTAGGCATGGCTGCCCGGACTACGATTAGGTTTTCGTACTCCCTAACGCTTGTGAGTAGCCTTATAGCTATCGCGTTCTTCTGTAGGTCTTGGAGGGTTTCGTAGACTTCCCTTACCGCGTCGAAAAAGTCCGGGAAGGATAGGACCGTAGCAGACAACTCCGTAGGGAATAGAGCATTGCCAATTGCCTTAACCCCGAATCGCAGAGCTGCACCGGGGGAGAGTAGCAGCTCCTCCGTGGTCGGATAATACTGCACGTCTTCCAACTTGATTGAGCGGATCTCCCCTCTCTGGGTAAAGGGGTTGTACCTAGTTGGGGTGTTACTAATGAAGCCCGTAAAGGAGAAGGTATCTGGTAAGGGTCTAACGTGATCCGTAACGTTGATCCCAACCTCTACCGGATGATCGGATATCTCCGAGACACTTTCGTGGTTCTCTGCCTCGATAACGTCAAAGGTAACAATCCGATCGGAGCCATCTTGGGGGAGTAGGAAGATAGGCATTAGCCAACCTCTGCCACTTGCTCTAGGGCTGCTAGCGTTGCTCTGCGGTTATCCCGTAGCTCACTCCTCACCCCTTGCCGGAGCTTTTGGATCTGGGGATCGCTAGCGGAGCCTCCGTTAACGGTTAGGTGGACCTCGCTTTTAAAGATGGCCATGGGTCCGCCTGTACGGCCTCCTAAGCCTCCCCCACGTCCGGGCATGGTAGCCATACCCCCTCCCCCACCAATGCCCGTAGGGATGGCCTTGGAGGCCACGGAAGCGAAGCGTTTAGCCGCTACCATGGCTTCCTCTACATCAAACATCCCTTGAACAAGTGGAGTCCCAATCTCTGCCTTAGCTACACGGGAAGGGGAGCCCGGTTTGATAACGGCCTTAGCTGCGTTGATCGCATCCTTTGCCGTTTGCTTTACCGCGTCTACCACGGCTTGGGCCCCGTCCTTCACACCCTGGACTAGGCCGTCTATGAAGGCCTTAGCTAAGTCCGCCGCAGCTTGGGCCCACTCTGCGGCTGTAGAGATCACGGCTTTAATCCCGTCCACAATGGCGCTAACCATCACGAAACCGAGTTGGGAAAAACCTTCCGGAATGTCCTCTACTACGAAGGCAACGATCATTGCCCCCACTTGAGAGAAGAATTCCGCGATCGGTCCGGTGCTCTCACCGGAGAAGAACGTAACGATAGACTTACCTAAGGCGTCTAACGAATCGGCGGACAGCTTCATTACCTTACCCCAATCGCCCTTTTTGATGGCTGAGGTAATATCGGTAATGGCCTTAACTACTCTCTGAGAGGAGCCCTTCCCAAACAACTTGTCTAGGAACCTACCTATAAGGGAGTCCCCTCCCTTGAACAGAGTAAGCAGATCATCCACTAGCAGGATCAATAGCGCGATCTTTAGGGCAGGCATTAGGGCAGCCTTGCCCAGCTTAAGCAAGCTCATACCAAACTTGCCGATCGCCAACTTGGCTAGGACCGCACCCAAGACAATAAGGGCAGCCTTTAGCATCTCCCCATTGCCTACAAACCTGCTAATGGCTGCCCCTGCCTTGGATAGGCCCAAGACTAGGGAATTGAGCATAGGCAGCACAGCTACAGCTACTCTGCTCTTGAGGGAGGTCATAGCGATCTCCCATTCCGCAAAACGATCTTGGGCTGCCTCCGCTAACGGAATCAGATCCTTACTGAGTCCTCCTCCGAATTCGTCAAGGGCCTTAAGGGCTCTGTTTAAACCTTCCTCTCCGTCCTTGAACAAGGGGAGAAGGGCCGCGCCAGATCGGCCCATGAGTTGCTGCGCTAGAGCTACCTTCTCTGTGGAGTTTTCCAACCCATCTAGGGAGAGCCCTACCTCCCGCATGAGTTGATCACCCGACTTAAGGTTACCGCTAGAGTCCTTGATCTCTACGCCTAGCATCCTAAAGGCATCGGCAGCTTGCTTAGAGCCTTGGTCTGCTAGGAGGGTGTTCTTTTGGAGCACCCTCATTGACTGGTTAAACTTCTCCCCTTCCACCCCAGCAAAGCCAGCCGCAGCCTGCCACGATTGCAACTGCTCGGAGCTAAGCCCAAGCTGGGTAGCCGTCTTACCTAGTGCGTCCCCTGCGTCTACGATATCGGTAACGAAGTTCTTAATGCCCCTGGCGACTACGCCAGCCCCAAGAGCTACGCCCAAGCCCTGTAGCTTACCGACTACTCCGGCAATCCCCTTGTCCGCATCCTTGATGCCTTTGGGGTCTACCTTGAAAGCGAACCGGGCTAGGATCTCTCTTAGTGCCATTGTCTCTCCCTAGCCGGAGGTCTTGGACTCCAACTCCGTTAAGGCGTCTAGAACATCATGTGCATCATACAGATCGTCTAGAGTCCAGCGCTCCTCTATCTCTATCAGAGAAGCGCTGTAGTGCTTAGCGCTGGCGACCCTATGGATCGCCCAATCTACGTGGCTTGGGATCCGGACGGAGTGGAGCTTTGCTCCTCCTTTACGGCCGAATCCTGGGGAGGTTGCATGGCTTGCGCTAAGCCCTTCGCTTCCTCTCCTACTACTGCTAAAAAACTGCCGTAGTTAGCCTCCAAACAGAAGGCTAACCACTGGCTTAGCTCCACGTAGTTTCCCGCAAAGTGATCGTCAAAGAAGTCCGATAGCTTTGGCTCCTTTGACCCGTACAGACCACCGGTTACCCTGGTCTTTTCTGAGAAGGCATCGCAGAGGTAACCGTAGTCCTCCTCCGTAATGCTCTCCGTAAGGCCGGTTATAGTCTTGCCTAGGACAACCGCGTCCAGTTTCTCCCCGGCCTCTACGGCTCCCCCTACGGCTACGCCTAGCATCTTAGCTAGGCGTACCAACATACGGCCTCCCGCCTTAGCTCCGAATTGCTCCACTCTGTAAGTGTGCTCTCCGATAACCTTGCTCTTAGTCTCAATACCCATTGGGTCCCTATCTATGTTGAGAGTTTAAACAGGCTAGATGTAGAGGATAACGATACGGCAAGCTCCGGCCGTAAGGTTAACCACATTGTCACCCGTTGCGGTAAACACAACCCCCGGAGTCCGGGCAGCTGCGTTACCGGTAATGAGCTTGTGAGGGGCAATGCCCAGCGGATGATCTGCGGCCTCTCCGTCTACGGCTGCGGAGAAGAGATCGCAGCCGTCTACCATAGCGTCCGGATCTCCCGGGACTCCCACGTCCGCAACCAAAGCGGAAACGGACCCCCCAGAGAAGGGGGTAGTAAGACCCATACGGACTCCAACGGGATAGGATCCCTCTGGCAATGCGTCCGCAAAGGGGATGGTTTCCGTAACGGCTGCGGCCGTAAGGTCTGCGTGGCCTACGTCCAAGACGGCTACCTTGGGCAGGCCTGCCGCAGCTGCGTCCCCAGCATAGGCCGGGAGCTTACCGACCAAGACGGCTTGTTGTACGGGAAGCCCTCCCCGGTTTCCGGTTTCGTAGTCCACGTCCGTAACAACGAAACCCGCTGCCTCCAAGACCTCGATAGCCGCATTGATTGCGTCCGCAGCTGCGGACTCTGAAAGCTTGTCGATATCAACGACAGCCGTCCTAGAATTCGTAGTAGCCATATTACTTAGCTTTCCTCTTAGACCTAGTAGGTGTGTTAAGGGCTAGTTGCCCCCGTCGAAACGTTCCGCATTAGCTACGCGCAAAGTCCACTCCCTAGAAGTAGGCTCGCGATCGTAGGAGATATCCGGGGGCTTGGAGATCCAAGCTTCCGCAGCTGCGAATAGCTGCGTCCCTTGCCTATCACGGATGAGGATGGGAGCTACCCCAGCCCCATTGCCAGCCAACCGATCCAGGTTACTCAGAGCAGAGAGCTTAGCGTTACCGTCGGATGACTGCATAAGGAGGATCGTAACCGTGGTCCGCCGATCATTGGTCTTTGCCCGGGTAACCTCTCCGTCCGTTCCGGCCTTATCTACGAAGTCCTCCGTCTCTTGCTCTACGCGGCAAAACTCCCCATCCGCATAGCCGGAATCAATGTCCAGCCCCGCAAAGTTGATCGTAACCTCGTTAGCGTCATATACCTTGAAACCCATTGTGCTAGGTCCTTCCTTAGACGCTAAGCGTCCCGTTGATAACTAGCTTGTGGATCGCTCCGGCTAGCGTCGCTTGGAATTCGATATCCGGGAGGATACGGCTAGCCTTATCGGCTGCGTCAATGTCCGCAACCAAGGGGGCCGTTACCGTTGGGGCCGGATCTGCCGCAAGGCCCCCAGCTGTGATCCCTTGTTGGAGCTGTGCCAGGATAGCCCCTCGCATGAGGTCTACCCCCGCATCGGTGTAGGGGATCTTTTCATTGTTCACGAGGATCCCAAAGATCCGTTCCTTGATTCTGGCGTCTAGCCAATCAATGAAACGGGTAATGTCGATAAACTCCCCGGAGGCCGTAGTGCCGTAGCGGGTAACAGGGACGCTAGCCACAAGGGTGTAGTGGTTAGCGTTCTTCCCCTCGATAGCGGAGAGATGGGCCCCCGTTAGGGCTGTGTCTACGGTTACCCCTGCCAAGCTCTTGTAAGACCAAGTGGAGCTGCCCGGATCGCTGGGGAGTCTCTGGCCTGCCCATCCGGCTGCGGCAAAGTTGAGAAGCTTTGCCATGCTATAGATAAGAGCTGTCCTAGCATAGTTGTTGAGTTGGAGATCGGAGGCCACGTCATCCGTAACTGATACGTCAATGACTCCGTGATCCATGCTGTTACAAACGAATATCTTTTTGCGCGCCTCAATCCAGGCTGCCGCAGCTGCGATCTCTGCCTCCGAGTTGGAGTCTAGGAGTAGGCAGTACCATCCGTCTGCGTCCGCACCCTCGATAGCCGCAAGGTCCGTAGCAATGCCAGGGTCCAACGTCACATCTTGGAAGGTGAAGTTATCCGGCTCGTCAAAGCCATCATAATCCACCAATGTCCCGGCCGTATCTGTGGTAACCGTTACGTGGGTAGTGTCATCCGTAGCGGTCACTCCGGAGATCGCATCCACCAAAGCCTGCAATGCAGTAACGATTGAAGCAACGGTAGCGGCTGCCAAGACGGTGTAGGAGATCGGGGTTACGGTAGACCCTACCGTAACGTTAAAGTTATAGACGTAATCCTCCGTGGTATTGATCGGAGTGATCTTTACGATCTGGGTATAGGGAAGGTTCCTCTTACCCACCTTGAGAGAGTTGGGCTTTGGGTTTTGGCTAAAGACCTTGGTAGCGATAATGACTGCCAGATCCGCAGCTACGAAACCATCATCGGTCATAGCCGAAAGTTTGGTGTACTCCCGGACGAGATCCGGAAACACAGAGTGAACGGTAGCGATTAGGGGAACACCAAACCCAAGCCGGCTAGGCGTAGTGGTCTGGGCCGTAATCGTGACATTGACGATATCCTCTAGTGACATTCTTATAGGCTCCTAGCACGGAGGGTTAAAGGTTCCCTCTGGATCCTCTACGGTTTCTATCCAAGTGGTTTTGACTGGATCGTCTATGCACGATACAGCGTTTAGCTCTAGGTCTAGTTGGGCTACGGAAGTAACCCGATCGTCAAAGTCTAAGCGCTCCGTTAGGCTAGACACCGGGAAGTCTATCGCATCCCCGGCCCACTTTACGGACAGCTCTACGGCTCTTAGCGCTGCCTTAGAGCTAGGGAAGCTAAGGCCAGTCCGGACCCTACAGATCCCATTGTAGGCAAAACGATCGTCATCCTGCCGATAGCTCTCTACCCTAACGTCAAACTTAACCAACCGGAGGCCAGCCGCAGAGAAGGTGATACCGGTCCCGGTAGGATCTCCGGCAGCATCGTAGCTAGACCTAATGTCATCGTTACCCAGACCCTTGGTAAGCCTTACGTGCAGTAGGCAGATAGCTTGTTGCTTGGGGTCCGCTAGCGGACGTGGCTTGTCTCGCCAATAGGTCTTAAGTCCCGATAGGCTACAGAAGAGATCCTCTAAGGCCGGTCGTATGGTCGCCCAATCCACGTTACTTGACCTTGTGCTTAATGGCAGACTTTAGGTGGCCAGTGTCGATTAGCGGAGTAGAGGAACCCTTACGCGCAATGGTTGCGGGATCGTTTGCTGGGGGAATCCCTCCAACGATCTTGGCCTGGACCTCTCCAACGAAGCGGAGGCCCAGACGTTCTAGCGCTTGCTCTTGGGTAGTGGTCCCCTTGTATACCCCAACCTCTGCCTTAGTCATCATGTCCGCTATGTCTGCCTCTTTCTCATCAAACCAGGATCGCAGAAAGGATCGCTCCGGATTGTTCCCCATTCCGAATTCGTGAAAGCCTCCAACGGCAGCAACGGACAAGCCACCGGTAGACCCTGCGTCATCATGGATCCCAACGGTAAGGATAGCGGCCTTACGGCTCATCTTCCCAATCCGCCTAACCAAGGACTTATATCCCCGGTCCCGATCTGTGATCCTGGTAGGCACGTTTAAACCACTCGAAACCCTGCGGCTACTTCGTTAACAAGCTCCTTAAAGCGTTGCTGGTAGACCGTGGATCCTTCCTTAGAGACTAACCTAGCCATCTTCCCGAATTGCCCGGACGCTAGGATATGGGCAGCCAACCACTCAATCCCTACGTCTGTCTTGTCTCTCCAGACCTCAGAGTCTACCCGGGAGGTAGCTTGGGCGATGGCTCCCCGGATCATCTCCGGTGTAGCAGGCTCGAATTCCGGGAAGCGCTCCCGGAAGGTGTCCACGTCTACAGCCATTGCCTATCCCTCTGAGGGCTCCTCTGTGGGCGTTTCGGAGTCCGGGGTGTCCTCTTGGTCCCCAGCTGCCTCCAACTCCCCCATACGCCTATCAATGGCGCTACGGACGGTAGAGCGATCCTCCGAGTCATACCAAGCCGTAAGGATCTTGGGGTCCGTCTCTTGATTCACCTTGGGCACAGCCAAGCGAACCGGGATATTGCTAAGGCCCTTGTCCTCCCCCATGCGGGTCTGTAGGCGCTTAGCGTCTGCGTCCGCCTTCTCTTGGACCTTCTTAGCCTTGAGCTGTCCTAGAGCCGTCTGGAGTACGGCCTTCCACGTTTCCGGGGTGGACCGATCGTCTAGCATCTCTTGGACCTCAAAGTCCTCTGCATGAGCTACCAGATCCTCCAAGGCTGGGGGCTTGGTTGGGTCCGGCATATCTGCCTTAAGGTCTACCTCAACCATTGGCTTACCGGCCTTTTTGATCCGGGCCTTAAGCCAGCGCTTAACCATAAAGTTTTCTTTGACCTCGTTCCAATAGTCGAGGTCTAGAGGGTTCTTCCCGGGTAGCCAAACTTGGGGAGGCATACCAACCTCCGGGGCATTGGGTCCGTGGATAAGGGTTTCCGTATTGTTAAACAGAATCGGCATTGTGTTTTCCTCCGTACTTACCCCAAAAGCCCTAGGCCTCCGGAGAGGCTCTAGGGCTGGGGCTCTAGGGCGTTTAAACCCTATCGGTTTCTGGTGGCGCTACTCTCCGGTCCCATCCATGAAAGCGCAAGCCAGCGGATAGTGGATCTTAACTCCACCCTTACGGCTATGGCAGGGGATCACGAATTCGAGATTGCGAGCCTGTGGCGGGAGTTGCTCGAATTCCTGCGGGATCACCATCTGGAGAACCTCCGGATCTCTGCGGTAGGCAACGATCCGGGTAACCCCTGCGGCCCCTGCGTCGGTAAGCTTGGTCCAAGAGTCAATGCTCTGGATATAGGGGTTGTTGTCTAGGAAGAACCTAAGGATCGTCTTATCCGCATCCCCGGTAGCGGACATTGGAGCCGTATTGATAAGCTGGAAAGAGGCTTGATCCAGGATCAACGTATCCGGCTTTTCCACGTCCAAGGTAACAGTAATGATACTGTTAACTAGCTTGTTCAGATCCGCGATGATCTCCAAGGCCGTAGCGCTGGACCAAGGTGCATTGTCCGGAGCTACCGTGGGAATGTTCGTATTGTTGAGGAAGCCCGGCAGCCCTGCGGCAGCATCGCCAAAAGCACCGATCTGGTCGATCGCTTGCTCGTGCGCTCTACGTGCCATGGTTGCCCTACGGGTTTCAAGACTGGCCCCGGACATTGCGGCCCGTCGCACGTCTTGAATAGAGAAGCCATAGGCGTTACCCAGGCTCTTGACCGGAGCGGTAAACTCCTTAGCCTGCACATCCACCCTAGGAAGATCATCGCCGTAGTTAGCGATAATCTTAGCCTCCCCAAACATATCCCATTGCTGATAGGTGTAGCTATCAGCGCCGGAAGGAACGGAGCTATCCACCGGGATAAACTCACGGGCCCTAAGGGCTGCGTGCTTAATGTCGTATGTCGTGGCGTAGACATACTCCAATTGACGCGCAAAGGCTGCCGTCTCTCCGGTGTCTTGCCGGAGGCCGTTATCGTCTGTGTCGAGGTTGATCCCCAGCTGCGATGCAACGTGGCGAACAAGTGCTAGATTGAGTCCCATCGTAGTCTCTCCTTAGGCGTTAGGATGGTTGATCTCAACCATGGCAACGGTCATTGACACGCCGTTAATGCTAACCGTATGGGCAGCCGTAACGAAGCGACAGTTAGAGATCGCAGCTGCGGCAGCCGTATCCGCATCCATGCGGAAGGCCCCCAGCTGAGTCCCGGT